TGACCGTCTTGGTATACCTGTGGCTGCTGCAATTACATGTGTCAAACCATCGGGCACGGTCTCACAATTGGTGGATAGTGCCAGTGGCATACATGCTCGCCATAGTCCCTATTATATCCGTACTGTGCGTGGTGATAATAAAGATCCCCTAACACAGTTCATGTCTGATCAAGGTATTCCTAATGAGCCTTGTGTCATGAAGCCAGATCAAACAACAGTATTTAGTTTCCCTGTGAAGTCTCCGACTAAGGCAGTGGTTACTGAAGATATGACAGCTATCGAGCAGCTTGAGACTTGGCTAATGTATCAACGACATTGGTGTGAGCATAAACCCTCAGTGACAATCAATGTACGTAAGGATGAGTGGTTTGAAGTAGGTGCATTTGTGTACAAATACTTTGATGAGATGTCAGGTGTATCCTTCTTGCCTTACAACGAGCACACTTATCAACAAGCACCTTATCAAGAAGTAGATAAGGATCAGTATAAAGACTTGCTTTCTGCTATGCCATCTGCTATTGCTTGGAGTGAGCTGGCTAACTACGAGAAGGAAGATAACACAGTCTCAATGCAGACAATGGCCTGTACAGGTGATGTCTGTGAGATGGTAGACATAACCTAAGGAGATGTAAAATGTATGTTCTAGTGCTCATAATGTTCTTTGAAGATAGGTATAAGATCCAAGGTCACGATACGTTCTTTCCAAGTCAGCTTGCTTGTCATCAGTTTGCAGCTCCACTTAAAAAAAGACTTATGGACACTAGACCTTCACCCAATTCTGATGTAAAATACTACTGTTTTGAAGTTCCAAAAGAGGTTTAAATGAAATACGATCCAGTGAATAGCCCAGCGCATTACAAGTTAAGTGGTGGGATAGAGTGTATTGATTATATTAAACAGGTACTAACTCTTGATCAGTTCATAGGTTACTGCCACGGCAATATGATTAAGTATCAGCACAGGTACATGTACAAGGGTAATCCTGTGCAGGATATGGAGAAAGCAGAGTGGTATTTAAACAAGATGCTAGAGGCAATGGAGGAGAAACATAAATGAGGCCATACGAAGAAGGTATAAAAGACTTTAGGGAGGGTAGCTTAGGCAACCCTTACAAGGTCAATACAAAACCTAACAGGGAGTGGGAGATGGGCTTCAACAAAGCTTACTTCCGTAATCTTGAGAGAGTAAAGCTGAATGAACAAAAACAAAAAGAGTCTTGAAGAAGAGGCCAAAATTTACAGGCAGAAAAACATAAAGCCACCGCTTAAGAACAAAGCACTTACATCTCGTAGGTACTTAGCTGGTCAAGCGATGGCTGCACTATTATCAAGGTCTCCAGGTCATGTTCACAGAGGAGATATAAAACGTGAGTCATATGATTGGGCAGACTTTATGTTAGAGGATGATGATGAATAACAAAAGGGGGCTTCAAGTGGCCCCCTTAAGTTTATTCTGTTTGCTTTTTAAAGATACGTAAACTACGTAAAGATTCTTCAGTCTCTAGATACCGTTGGAGTATAAAGAGTTCGTTAGGTTCTAAGTCTTCGAGGTCTCCTAGATTTAATTCTTTGAGGCCTTTTTGAACACCTGACTTAGGAAACTTGCTAGTTATGTCGTATTGTAGCGCAGTTACATCTTCAGGTCCAGAGTATTGCATACGCAAGAAAGTCTTAGCTAAATCTTTTGCTCTGGGTATAACGTCACCCTTCCAATGCTGTAACTTCTCTGCTTGATTTAACTTATCAAACCAATTAGACTCTAGTAATAAACTTGACTCTGCTTCTATTATATCAAAGAAGATTCCACTCAAAGTATTGCCAGCTTGAGGTGCTTGGTCTTTAACTTTTTTGCTGGCTCCAATCATGCTGTCAAGTTTATAGTCTGGTATACCTACCCTATTCATAACACGTTGAGTATCAGTAAGCCTGATGTTTCTAATACCTAACATCTTAGTGGATTGTATATCAGCTGTACCACCTGCAGCAGTCTGTCTAGCTTCGGCTAAAGGTTCTCCAGTAAATAAGGGTATGATATTATCTATGTAACGAAAGGCATTATTTACTAGCTTGTTGTTTTGTTTTCTATCTATAGGTGCAGCATCCTCACCTCTAGCAAGACCAGCGACAATGTTCAAAGGTTCTGCAGCCCTGAATACAGGATTTACAAACTGACCAGCTAAGGTGTTGCCAGCTATATTTAAAGCCGCAGCAACATCACGTCTTTCAGGGTCAACCATAAGCGTAATAGATTCTAGTGTATCCCTTTGAGTTTTATCTAAGTTTCTTAATAAACCACTTAAACCAAAGTCTGCACTAAATTGTTTAAAAGCTTCCATAGCTTGTTGCTTTTCACCCATCCGCATCAACGCCCAGATTCTACCCCCAGCCCTGTATGCAGATATAGGAAAGTCAAACTGCTGATTTATAATTTCTCCGCCAGCAGTAGCTGTTGCATACATAGGTAACCCTTTTTTAACGTTGTCAATTTCTTCATTAGATACTACCCAAAGAGCACCAGCAGATACCGTAGTTCTAGCAAATGCTTCTTTCATAGTCATGTCTTTATAGAAACCCATACCCTTTGCAATCATGTTTACTCCAGGGGCATTCTTTCCTGTAAAGGCTACTGTGGCATTAAAGAATCTACCAAAGGGAACTGCCATACCTATAACAGGAAGTTTTCTGGCGTCCTCTATATAACCTGCAACTGTACCTACTAAGCCTTCACCCTTATAAGATTTAGAAAAGATTGCCTCTAAGGTATCTTCAACAGCATTAGCTTCTATAGTACGATACTCCTTGCTCCCCATATATTTTTGAAGGGACATATCGCCTATCTTTTCAGATCTATAAAAGTCATTCCAACCTTTACCTGTAGCAGCTCTAAGCTTTTTATCCATCTGAAATAGAAACTCTTGCGACTTAGTGAATCCATCTTGTGCTTGTACTAAAGTAAGCTTCTGCACCATATCAATATAGCCATCTGTTTTTAATCCAAGTAATTTCATACGTGGGCTAAACTTACCACCTGTTAGTAAGGTATTGGTACCCTCTACACCACCAGGAAGTACACTGTTTAATCTTTGAAGTGCTTCAGAGTTTCTTTGCAGTGCAGATTCAAAAGCTGTATAGGTCATGTCAGGATCAAGTAGGAACTTGACCCTTTGCATATTAGATTCCATAAGGATCTTAGCTAACCTTTGAGTTTCAGCACCCTTTTCTACTTGACCAGCTAACTTTTGTAGTGTGCCATACCCAGCATTCACTAGTGCCAGAGACATATCAGTAGCACTTTGCAAGGCAGTATTAGTACCCCAACCAACTACATTGAGTGCACTTGTAGAAGGGTGAGCAACAAGCAGTCTAATCAGACGATCTTGATTTTTTTGAAAAGCTTCTAAGGTCATTCCAGTTACGGTTGGGTCAGCATCTTTAGCAGCCTTAGGTTCAGTACCTTTTAGAGTAGACAGCCGTAACTTCTTGGTAGTAACTTTACCTTTCCTGCTACGATAAACTACTGTTGCCAGATCACCATCTATCTCTTTGACTTCACCAATCCTTTTCGTACCTACTGAAGACACTCTGTCGCCAACTTCTATTGTCTTAACAGCCATATCACCACGAATAAATCCAGCATCTAAGGCAGACTGATACAGATCCTTCAGTTCCATATCAGTAATAGAAAGACCTAGCTGTTTAGCTGATTGACCCATAAGACCAAGAGTTGAACCAGCTTCAGACATTTTGTATGACAGTATGTCACCTATATCTCTACCAGTAACTTGAGATCTTGGAATGATGTTGCCATCATTGTCACGTACTTTAATCTTATTACCAGTAGCTTTTTCGATAGATTTTATAAACCCTTGAGCTTCCTTGTCACTAACATCGGCAATAATATCAGCCATCCAGTTGGTAAACTTATCATCTTCAAAACGTTTAGCCCAGACAAAACCTTTTTCAAAGGCAGTCTGAGTCATACCCTTAAAGATAACTTCATCGCCTTCGTTATGCCCTAGTATAAGAACTTTAAAGAAGTCGTGGCTAAAGTCTTTGCTACCTTTAGATAACTCTGCGCCACCCTCTAGTTTTGTCTTCCAGTCTCTACCAACATCTACTTTCTTTTGTTTCACATACTTGTCTATAGATTGAGAAGCCTCTGACAAAAATCCCGTAGCATCTGGTGTAGATAGTTCCATCGTAGGTACTGCTGTATCTGACACACCACGCCTTGCAATCAAGCCAGCTTGAACACCACCCATAATAATACCACCAGCAGCAGCTATGCCCACAGCTAGGTAGTTAATATCTTCCTGTGCATCCACATCTACTAGACCATCTTGATACAAGTACTCCATACCCGTACCTATTGCAGCATCTATACCAGTGGTGATACCTATCTCTGTAATAGCTTTCTTAGTAGCTAGACGTTGAGCAGCAGTCTTACCTAAAGTCTGCTGTACATAAGAACCTATCTTAGCTTTAGTAGCTGTACGTGAAGCTTGTACTCCATCCGCAAACATCTTGGTACCAACTTTTTCAGCTGTCTTTTTTGTACCTTCTTTTTGCATAGACTGCAGAGCAGCCTTCTTTGCAACTGATGTACCTACACGAATAGAACCATTAGCTGCAGCTTTACCTATAAACCCCCCAAGAAGGTTTGCTGGATCAAGAAGTACACTCCTAGCGAAGTCCATAATACCTTCAGCTTTTTCACCCACTGTCGTTTCTTTACTAAAGATACCAGCCATGTTTTCGTACAGCTTATATGCAGCAGCAGCTCTAGTCTTCTTAGCTTCATCATCTTGTATGTCGTTGATGTAGTCTATTTCAGCTAGGCCACGAACAGTATTACCCGACACAACACCACGACGATTGTTTAAGAAGCTGTCAATAACATCTTCTCTAGATTTACCATCTACTTCTTCATCACCAAACCTATCACGCATATAGCCTTCAGCTATAGAGTAGGTATAGTCATTCTCTGCTAAATCATTTTGAGTGTATGTACCAGCCTCAGGTAATGCAGGTTCAACCTTCTCAGGTTCAATACCTAAGGTAACATTAGCAAAAGGATCATCTACTTGAACACCAAAAGTGACATCAGCAAAGGGGTCGCTATTGTTTTGGGTTTCCGTTTGCGTCATGCAAAACTCCATTTATGATCTTATCACCAGGTTGGGCATTTAGTCTTTGTAAGTTAGGGCTGTTATTAATATCTTCTTGAGTTACAGTCCTACCTCCAGGTAAAGGTTCAGGCTCAGTATTTAGAGACCTTAACTGTGGCGGTAGATACGGGTTGTTTTGGTAGTTTTCAAACTTACTAGGAAACATCTCAACAAGGTTTTCTTGGAACACCGTAGGTGTCATAAACTCATCCATAAGAAGTTGTGCAGCTCGATCCGCTTGATCACCACCACTCTGTATTTGATCTAAAAGATTTTGTATTGGACTTGCTAATGCTGTCTGATTAGAGTCAAGAAATTCATTAACTTTAGCCTTAGCTAAAGGTATTGTATGATAAAGAACAATTTCTGACATAGCTTTTTGACGTTTTTCTTCTGCCGTAAAGTCAGTTAAGACTCCAGGTTTTGCACTAGGAACAAAGGTACGGCTGGGCGTAGTGGGAATTTTAGTTATGTCCTGAGCTAACTTATAGTAGTTTTCTTCGGTCATATCCTCGCCAGTGATCGTAGTAATATAATCTATCTTATCTTCAACAGGAGCTTCAGATTTAACAATGTACATCATAGAAGGTATTTGCGATAAGGGTACATTTCGTCCTGCGGCATCTAATTTTTCTTGAAAATCTAGTACTGCTTTAGCTGCAAAAGGATCAGCTACAGCATTATTAAAAAAAGCTAAGGTGTCCTCATCCTCTATACCCGCAGCTGAAACTTGTTTTTCTAACTGTAAAGAAGCTTGAGCAGCTGTACGATATTTATCACCAGTTCTAAAAGAAGCTTGACCCTCTAACTTTTTTAGATACAATCCAAGAAGACTTGTCTTACGACTTTCTTCCAGCTGTTCTCTTGCTGCCGCCTCTTCGTCCAGTTTAGTTTGAGCACTCAATGCCCCTGACCAAGTAAATCCCATATCTTATCTCCTTGCCATTAGGCCTTGAGGTGCAGGGGTAACTTCTTCAGGCTCCTGCTCTTCTTGTTGCGGCTCTTCTACAGTGGGAGCTTCTTTAACAGGCTCTCCAGATTCTTTACGTAGTTTTCTTAGTGCATCCTTAGCACGTCCAGTATCCCTAGCATACTCAAGGGCTTTATCTCTTTCTGGATTATCGAAACCTTCGTCAAAGTCTACATCAGCTTCTATAGCTAACCCTTTAATATACTCGTGTAACAGAGGTGCAATAATAAGACTAACGTCAATACTATGTATACCTTCCATAACTGCACTACGAAGTATCCCTTCTACTAAAGACACAAGATCTAAACCCTGTTCCAAAAAGTACATAGCATCCTCTATTGCTTCAGGGTTTGTCATATTTTCTACATGCAAATCTAAAGCTTCTACTGGATCGACTATTTCTGGGGGTCTTTCAAAAGGTAGACCCTTTGGTTCTGTTGTTAAGGATTGACCTGGGATAGGTGCTGCAAATATAATACTCATTCTTGTCCTCCAATATAGGAGTTAGCTCTGGATATCCTACTATCCATCATAGGTTTTCCAGGTCTTAGGTACCCTTTAGAAAATATACGAGCTGCTTCCTCTGCAGTTGTAGCTTCTTGTAGTTTATCCATGAATCTTCCCTCAGAAGTATTTTGAACTTCATGTATAAAGAAACCAAAAGATGCCTCATAGGAATCAGGATCTAAACTATTCTGAGCTGACCAAGCCTCAAAAGCTTTTCTTCTGGGGCCAGTCCACATTGCAAAACCCCTACCACCTTTTGATCCGGGGACTACAGGTTTAAGTTCTTGTAAGAATTTAAAGTCTCCAGTCTCATGTGCAAAGTTACCTACAATACCTGCAGCTTGCTCATCAGTTAAACCTAAAGCCTCTGCAACATCTCCCATAAGTCTTTCACCTGTCTCTTGGGTGTTAGAAGATACTGGAGTCTCAATTGACTTAGGGCTTTCACCACTCTGCTCTTTGTTTATTCTATTTACTAACTCAGACCTAGCTTGTTTAGCATTATCAGTTAGCTCTACAAAATTTTTCATGCGGCTAACTAGTTTAGGTACTAACTCTGAGCCTGGCTTTTCTATATCTAATGACATATCTGCATTAGCAGTTTTAGTTCTGCCAGCCAGCCCCATCCTTTCTATTTTATCCTTTGTACCTTGATAGCTTCTAGCTGCAGTTTCAAGTGATGATAAGTTGTTTTTATTGTAAAGCGCCATGATTATATTATCCCACCCAGTATACCTTTATCTCCAAATAAGAATCTATAAGAAAACTCTGTTTTAGCTGAGTCTTCTTGGTAACTTATTTTTTCTCTTAATGCCTCTAAGGTTTGATCACCTAGAACAATCTGCAATGCACGGTCCTTAGCAGACTCAGCAGAGGTGTAGTTGTAACTCATTAAGTCACGTTCACGTTGCCACACTGCGTCTATGTTCTTAGAAGTCATAGCATTGATAGTTGCTGCAAAGGTTGCATTGCTTTCATTCTGTGCAGCGGTATTAAGTGTTGCTAAGTTTTGTCTCCATTGAGCATTAGCCTGTGCTACAACCAAACTGTTAGTTGCATTGAACTGATCTCGCTGTTGCTGAATGCCAGCATTAAACTCACGAATAGAATTGATCTCATCAATGTTAAACTGGTTAAGTGCATTAGTTTGTGCAGCATTAAACTGACCAGTTTGATTAGCTAACGAAGAGAAGAACTGTCTGGTCTGATTTTCATTAGCAGCATTAAACTGTGCAGAAGCATTATCAGCAGCTTGATCTGTAAACAATGACTGTATATTTTGTTGTGATTTAAATATAGCAGTTTGTTGAGTGTTAGTCAAGTTCGCCATGTTCATGCTAAGAAAGTTTTGTGCTTGTTGCACAGCAGCCTGTTGCCTGTTGTTCAGGTTCTGCATGTCCATACCAGCAAGCTGTGCTGCATTCTGCAATGTAGTTGCTTGATTAGCATTAAGATTAGCTAACCCAACAGACTGCATTAATTGAGAGTTTGCAAGTTGTGTTTGCTGATTAGTGGTATAGGTTATATTATTAGCTTCAGCAAATTTTTCTGCATTTAGTACAGCAGATTGTTGCTCGTTACTAAGCTCTTGACCACGGAGAGTAGCTTCAATTTGTGCATTAGCTAGTGCTGTCTGTTGACGGTTAGACAGTTCAGCTACATCTCTTTGTAGATTGTTAGTCGTATTAAACAGACGTGTTTGCTGCTCATTCGTAAGATCTATCTTACGTTCTTCTAATACTGCAGAGGTATTGAATATAGAAGCCTGTTGCGTATTGTCTAAGACTTTACCTTGAAGTGTAGAATTAGTAACAAAACTTTGTACTAATGCAGCTTGTTTATTGCTTACAGTAATGTTATTTGCTTCTGCATATCTAGCAGCGTTAATAATTTCTGTTTGCTGTTCGTTATCTAAAACCTTACCTTGAAGGGCTGCTCTTACTTGTGCATTTGCTAACTCAGTTTGCTGACGATTAGAAAGGTTTTGAGTTTCTATTTGTAGAACTTGAGCAGACTCTTGAAGTAAAGCTTGTTGCTTATTGGTAAGATTAATATCATTTAATTCTGCTACACGACTTGCATTAAACAAAGCAGTCTGCTGTCTAACATCTAAGGCTCTGCCTTCTAGTGCTGCCTTAGCTTGAGCATCCTGCAATAGGGCAGTCTGTTGTGCATTAGCATTAAATCCTGCACGTTCAAAAGTTTGAGTAGACTGAAGCATAGCAGTCTGTTGCTCATTGCTAAGTTCTTGACCGATAAGAGATGCACGTACTTGCAAGTTACTTAAAGCAGTTTGTTGTGAGTTAGAAAGATTAGCCATATCTACTTGTAAATTTTCAGCAGAGGCTTGCAACAATGACTGCTGTTCATTACTAATATTAACTCTATTCATCTCAGTATACTTTGCAGCGTTAGTCAAAGCAGTTTGAGTTTTAATATCTAAAGTTTTATTTTGTAATGCTGCTTTCATTTGAGCATTAGAAAGTACAACAGCTTGTTGGTTGGTTAAGTTTTGTGACTGAAGTGCAAAAGAGTTAGTAGAGTTTTGCAAAGCAGCTTGTTGAGAGTTACTTAAATTTTGTAACGTAATATTTTGTTGTGCTGCAGCATTAGCTAAAGAAACTTGTTGTCTATTACTTAGGTTTTGCATCCCTACTTGTTGGTAGAATTGTGCATCCTGTGCGGCAATAGGTATAGCAGCTTCCATAGTAGCTTGTACAATAGCTGCACCTGCCATAGAGCTACCAGCCAGTCCTCGTGAAGCCATAGCAGAGTTAGCTGCTCGCATAGCCCCTGCTGCCCATACAGGAGTACCATTCTTAAACTGTTCCATCAATTGGTTCATTTGACCTTGAACAGTCTGAGCAGGATCTACTGTACCTTGTGCTGCAGTAGCAAGAGCAGCTTGAGAAAAACTACCTTGAGAAGCTTGCATAATAGATTGGTTATTTAAAGCATCTACTGTTGCAGCTATAGAAGTTACAGCTTGAGTAGCACCAATAATATTATTAGCATTAGCAAGTTCTTGTGCACCTACTGTACCTTGAGCACCTTGCAAAGTAGATTGCCACATAGATTGGGCAGATTGCGCATCAGGTATTTGAGAAGCTTTAGCAGCATTTTGTACGACAGTAGAAGCTTGTTGGGCAAACTGTGTAGGTGAAATGTTATATGCATCTTGGGCGGTAGCTATTTCTCCTTCTGCTAACTGCCTAGTTGCAGCTTCAATAGTAGGACTAAAAGAACTTACAGCTAAAGCTGCTTGCTCTGCAGTAAGACCCAAACCTTTTGCCTTTACAAGCTCTTGATTTGTAACTTGTGCTTGAGCACCTTGTAATGTACCTAAATCATACTCAGTGGCAGGTTTAGCTTCTGGAGTTGTAGTTATAAATCTAGCAGATTCAGCTTCTTCATAAGGAGATTCAAAGCCTTTATCTCCAGCTTGAGGCATAATACCTACTTTAGCAAACTCAGTCATCTCTTGTGGAGATACTTCTCTAGCTCTTTCTTCTGCTTGCTTTAAATAGTCAGTGTCAAATTGTGGAGCAGTTGGGGTAGCTCCAGCAGATAGTTGACCTTGTTGAGCTTGTACTTGTTGCTCTTGAGGTATAGCTCCTTGAGCAGCTTGTAGCCCTGCTGTTTGCTGCATTACGTAAGGGCTTACGGTAGCAGCACTGTACGTTGATGCAGGTGTATATGCAGGTAGGTTAGCAGTCTCTACTGTCGGTACAGTAGCAGCAGTAGTTGTAGGTGCTGCAGCCCCAACCTGACCTGCAAGAGTACTAATGTCTTGTGTAGGTAGGGGTTGCATGTAGTCTACACCCGATTGAATAGGCTGCATAGTCTGTTGTACAGCTTGTCCAAATGCAGGTACTACATCTTTATCATATGAAAAAGTACCATCAGAAGCTGCAGGTACTGAATACTGAGGACCACGAGTAGGGGTAGGAATAAATGCTGGGTCTAATTGCTCTCTTTCTTCAAGCTCTCTAAGCCTAGCAATTATTTCTTCTTGTGTCGGTTCGTTAAAAGGCTCTTTATCAGTAGGAAGTTGAGATACCACACCACCTTCAGCCATACCCATCATAGCTTGTTGATACTTACCCATACGAGCAGCAGCACCGGGGCTGGCCTTCATAAAGTCATTAAGTGCAGGTCTAGACTTTGGTCCTTTATAACCAAGAAACTTTGTAGCTAGTTGATATTCAGCATTTAAAGTACTGTCACTATCACCACCTTCAGCGTATCCTACAACACCACCTTGATTCATTCCTATTTTCCTATACCCTTCTGGTACATAACTTATTGGTTTACCATCTACCTCTGTTACAGGAATAATACTACCTTGATCATTAGAATAGTTTACAACTGCAGTACCACCAGATGTAGGCATAGCCATTTGTTTAGCCATCATTGGAGATGTAACCAGCGCTTGACTACTTGTACCTGTGCCTTCTACTGTAGGTGCAACCTCACCCTCAACATATCCGGGAGGGTTATATACTTCAGCAGTCTTAGCTTCGTAAGGAGTTGCTGGTAACTTAGGTTGCACAGGCTCACCAGTAACAGGTGGCATAGTAGTTTCTGTTGGAGCAGGATCTATTACTGCTGCATCTCTAAGGGCTTTTTGTCTTTCTCGTTTAGCTTTAGCTGCAGCGGCTGCTTCCTGTTGAGCTTGTAGTTTAGCTGCTGCTGCTTGTTCTATAGCTTCATTTTCTAAACGAACTCTCTCTGCCTCTGCTGCTGCAGCAGCTTCTGCCTCTGCTATACGTTGAGCTTCAGCTAGTGCATCTGCTTTAGCTTTAGCTATAGCTGCCTCTTGTTCTGCTTTTGCTTTAGCAGCAGCTTCTGCTTTACGTGCTTCTTCTGCTTTACGTGTAGCTTCTGCTCTAGCCGCTGCTGCTGCTTCACGAGCAGCTTGTGCTTTAGCATCTGCAGCAGCTTTAGCTTTAGCTGCAGCTTCTGCTTTAGCTTTAGCTGCAGCTTCTGCTTTAGCTTTAGCTGCAGCTTCTGCAGCTATACGATCCTGTTCTTTTTTCCAAGCGGTATAACCATTATCTTCATTTAATTTAATACGAAAGGCGTTACCTTCTGGCCAGAGCAAACTTTTTTGAATCTGACCCTTATCATTACGAATGTCACGATAGGGGGTCATTTTCTTTTTACCTGTAATAGAGTTTTGCATAACTGCACGTTGCATGTATGGCTTACTATTTAAGTATCTATTTTCTACCCACCGCCATTCACCAGGATTTTCCTTTGGTATACCTTGATAACCTGATCTTGCATCTGAAGAGCTAGAGTTGCTAGATCCAGGGTTTCTCTCTATTTCACGCTGCATTGCAGCTTCCATTCTTGCTCTTTCGGATTCAACTGTAGGCATATTAATTATCCATTCACTACTTCATTAAGACCCCAGATCATTCCTGCTGTACCACCTACGAAGATTAATACTCCGACTACCAGTGATATACCCCAGAACAATCTGTCTCTTTGCTTTGCTTGTAATTCTAACGCTTCTTTGTGTCTTTGTCTAGCTGCTGCTTGCTCTTTTACAACCAGATCCCACATGCCGGGAGGTCCATATAACTGACAAGCTGACCTTAACTCATCCATGCATTCTTTGTGTTTCATCTTAGCTTGTGCAATTGCAAAGCCTTCTTCTTCAGATGAACTCAGTCTACCTAATGGGCCTTTATGTGCACCCTTTTCAGCTAACTGTATCTCACTATCTAACTTTGCTAACTTACCAAAGTGAGGCAGTAAGTCTGCTACGTCACTACCAGCTTTAACTGCAGAACTAACTGCACCAGCTATCTTAGTAACTGCACCTGCTAAAGCTAATACTTCTATCATCGTGGCAAATCCTATTAATCATTATTCGCCATCTTTTCTACTGATGATCTTATTGCTTTTATGTTTTCGTCAATACGGGCAAGTGATACTGCTTGACTTTGTACAGATGTTTCTAACCTGCCCATACGTTCTTCTAGTGCTATAATCTCTTCTGAGTTATCTTCTATGTCAGACATCATCATAGAGACTGTCCATACAATAGCTGCACCCTGAACAATTAGTCCAAAGATCAGTGTAATTGGTACAGACTTGTTTAAGTGCCAGCTATCGTTTTCCATTACCAGCGATCATACCATGTAGATACTTCTGCAGTAACTTCATCAGTAGTCATATTAACTAAGTTACCTTCACTGTCTTCTTTTTGCATAGCATATCGCCCATGTATATTAAGTACACGAGTAGTAAGAGCAGCTTTGTCTAACACTGTTACTGTCTCTGGTACTTTAAACTCACGAGGTGCATCATTAGTCCAGCCTACCATAGTAAAGTTATCTGGATCACAATAGTATCCACCATCTTTTACCCAATTAGGTATAGTCATGCCCTGTGGCCCTGCATCTAGTTTGTATTCAATAATCATTTTGCCTCCAACTTTAGCATATAGTCTGTGTTCACAAAGTCACTCTTGCCAAATAAACGTTCTGCTGTTTTATCTACATTGGCACAGTACTTGTCTGCCATTTGATCTAAAAACTCTTCTAAGTCATTAGAGTGTAGCAACACACCTTTACTAATTTGTTCCGCTGAGTGTTGTACATAACCTGATGTTTCTGTGAGTGCTACCTGTGGATGTACACCGTGTTGCTGTAAGTATTCTATGGTAGCTGTCTGTGCTCTACCACCATCAAGTAGGTTACGGTACATAAGCTCAAAGCCTCTGCGTACATGGTGACGTTTTTCTTCAGCTTCAAATGCTTCTTCATCCCACTCATCAATATCGTGTGCAGCTTTGATGTTATTGTACTGATCAATCAACGTAGCAATGTCTTTAAAGGAACCATTGATTTTGTTTTCCATTGTAGACAATGCTACAACCTTCTGACGATACTCAGCTTCTTCTACTGGATCAATGCTACCCTCTAGGTCTTGCATTTCTTTGATAGTCTTAGCGTGGCTTACCTGTGCCTCTGCTAAAGCCATCTTACGTTTTTCAATCTCAGCCATAACCTGACGCATCATACGCATAGGCGACTGACCGTTTAGCATAGTGAGTGTCATTAAACCTAGTGTAGTCTGGCTGTTGTTACGATCAAAAGCCCTAGTCTTTTCTTCTATCTCTGGAAGAAACTCATTAACTTTTGCTACAGCAGCTACGTTTATTTTACCTGCTGCTACTGCTGGAAGACTAAATGCTATGTTATCTTTTTTTATTATTTCTTGTTTCATTTTATGTTCCTGAACATGAAGCAGTTCCAAAAGCCGCCGCCGTTAGATCCCCAAAGTCTGTAGTATTGCCAGCGGTAGCTATGGTTATATATTGTATAGTATTAAGATAGGAACTAGCACTACCCCCGGAAAAAACACCACGGCTAATATCAGAAGTTCCACTAATTTGATTTGTATTTTCAGTCAAATCTCCAAAGTCGGTAGCGTTGCCTGTAGTAGCCATAGTTATATAATCTATATTATTATAAGCGACTCCATAACCTCGTCCACCAGCAAAAACACCACGAGTAAGACTTCCACAAGAAGCAAAATTGTATCTACTCTGAGTAAGATCGCCAAAGTCTTGAGCATTACCTGTAGTGTCAATAGTTACATACTCAATAGTATTATGATCTGCACTTGTAGAGTTGCTAGTTCCATCTGTACCTCCTGCAAATATACCCCTAGTGCCATTTGATACACCTACTACACCAACTCTACCTGCAGTTAAATTACCAAAGTCCGTAGCATTGCCCGTAGTAGCGATAGTTACATAGTCAATAATATCAGTTTTAATCCACCCAGAAGACCAATACTGCCCCCCTGCAATTAAACCCCTAGCATTACTAGAGCATCCTGCTAAACCTTCGTTTCTAGCTACAGTTAAATCACCAAAGTCCGTAGTATTGCTAGGATTTGCTATGGTAAAATACTCAATGACATCATAATTAGTTCCAGCACCTGCAAAAATACCTCTAGAACCGTTAGAAAAAGATGCAGAATTTAATGTCTGAGAAGATGTAGTCCTGTCTCCAAAGTCAGTTGCGTTACCTGTCGTAGCTATAGTTATATAATCTATCCTATTACTATACCCACCTACATAACCTAAAGCAATTACACCTCTACTACCGTACCATTTAGGACTATTATCACCACCAACAGCTACACCATTAAAAGTCGTAGCCCCTGTTAGGTTGCTTATATCGTCTGTCTGATGATTAATTGTTAGTGACATACTATGTTCCTGAACATGACCCCGGCCCCCACGCAACCTGTATTAAATCTCCGAAGTCTGTAGCATTACCTGTAGTATCTATTGTTATATAGTCTATAACGTCTAAATTTGCATCGCTACGGCCTCCACCAAATATAGCCCTTGATGCATCAGAACACCCTGCCGTATAATACCTAGCAACAGTTAAGTCACCAAAATCTGTAGCGTTTCCTGTGGTCTGAATGGTAATATAATCTATTATATTTTGATTACCGCTAAGCACTCCACCAGTACCTGAACCTCCAGCAAACACTCCTCTAGTGGTGCTGGAAGCAGAACCCATACCAGTTCTACCACCTGTCAAATCGCCAAATAAAGCTGCGTTTCCTGTAGTCTGTATAGTGACATAATGCATATCATCACGGTTAAGATGACCTGCAAATACACCTCTTGTACTATCAGAGCAAGCAGATGGCGCTGACCCTGAAGTAACTAAGTCTCCAAAATCAGTAGCATCTCCTGTACTAGCAATAGTAATGTAATCAATAACGTTTGTGTTTGCGCTGCTACCACCGCCAAAAAGCCCTCGTATACTGTCCGAACAAGAACCTAGTGATCCCCGTGCGGCTGTAAGATTACCGAAATCAGTGGCATTACCAGTCGTGGATACTGTTACATAATCAATTGTGTTGTTGTCACCTGTTTGTACACCGCCACCAAAGACACCCCTACTCCCATCAGAGCAACCCGCAAGAAAATATCTAGCTACTGTTAAGTTACCAAAGTCTTGGGCATTACCAGTGGTTTGAATAGTAACATAGTTAATAGTATCAATAGTTACACCACCACCCCATAAGCCACGACTACCATACCATTTAGGAGTATTATCTCCACCAACAGCTACACCACCAACAGTTATAACACCGTCATTGCTAATCTCATTTGTTTGATGATTAAATGTTAATGCCATATTATGTTCCTGAACATGCCCCAGCCGCTTCTCTAGCCACAGTTAAATCACCAAAGTCAGTTGCGTTACCTGTTGATGCTATAGTTACATATTGAATAACATTGGAAAAATCAGAGTTGCCCCCACCATTATTACCACTAGCAAAAACACCTCTAGTTCCATTTGAAGTTGCAGTTATAGACCTAACTGATCCTAATAAGTTACCAAAGTCTGTAGCATTTCCTGTTGTGGATATAGTTATGTAGTCTATTTCATCCGTTATATTTGACGTTGTACCCAAACTACCACCAGCAAATAACCCCCTAGTTTCACTTGAGCAAGAACCTATATTATTTTTAGCTTGTATTAAATTACCAAAGTCTGTAGCATTTCCTGCAGTAGCTATGGTTATATACTGAATAGTATCCGAATTATAACCTCCACCAAAAACACCCCTAGTAGAATGATCTGAACAACCAGCTAAACCATATGCAGTGGCTAATAGATCACCAAAGTCTGTAGCATTTCCAGTAGTAGCAATAGTTATATAGTCAATAACATTTTGTGGGGTACTAAAATGTCCACCGCCCCATACGCCTCTAGTAGTATTAGAACAAGCCCCAGCAACATTTCTTGCTACAGTTAAATCACCGAAGTCAGTGGCATTACCTGTTGATGCTATAGTTATGTACTCTAAAACATTACTTCTACCCTCAGACCCACCAAAAACATAACCTAAATTAAACACACCTCTAGAACCGTTAGAACAACCTGCAAGACCACTAGATTGTAAACTAAGATCACCGAAATCTGTAGCATTACCTGTGTAAGTTATATCTATGTAATCAATAGTATTGCTTCCATTGGGATCATCACCACCAGCAAAAACACCTCGTGACCCATAAGGTTTCGTATTATCACCACCAACAGCTACGCCATTAACAAGGATAGTACCAGTAGCATTGCTAATGTCGTTAGTCTG